CCGCCGTCAGCTTCTGGTTCTGCTTCCGCACCTTGCGGAGCAGCTTCTTCAACCTCTTCGACGACCACCACAGTGTCAGCGACACTTTCAGCTGGTGCAGCAACGTTATCCACTCGTTCAACTTTTTCCTCAACTTGGCTCACCTCATCCTTTGCCTCCGTCGCCTTCCCTGCCAGGATAAAGCCCAGCGAAAACAACTGTTTGGCGACCTCTGATACATCATCACCTGTGATTCTGATCTCGATTCCCACGGTCATCTCCTTTCATCATTGCTGGAACTGTAAGACTTTTGTCGGAGTTTGTCTACACTTTATTTAATCTGAAATCCGACAAACAAGTTACGCAGACACTCCGTCCACAACTCTTGAGATGCTCTCCATCTTGCGCGCCACCGCGCGGGAAATGTCCTCGTCCAGCGACCCGGCGATCATGGCCGTGCGCACCAGGCACGGCTCGGTCTGGCCGATTCGGTGGATGCGCTGAGCCGCCTGATCATTTTCTGCGGGAATCCATGAGTGCTCCACGAAAAGCAGATCGCTGGCCCGCGTCAGGGTGATGCCGGTGCCAGCGGCCTGGATCTGGCCAATGAACACCCGGATGCTCGGGTCGCCCTGGAGCCGGTCAACGGACCGCTGGCGCTCGTCCTGCTTCATGCCCCCGTGGACGCGCACCGCGACCGCGCACAGCTGGTCGTACAGGTACTCGATCACGTCCTTGTGGTGGGCGAACAGGACGATCTTCCGGTCGGGTGGCGTGGAGTCGAGCCAGTCCTTCACCCACTGCGCCGCGGGCTTCGCCTTGGCCATACCGGTAAGCCGCCGCAGTTTGGCCACGCCGCCATCGAAGGAAATTCGACGCAGCCCTTCGATGCCTTCCTCGGCCAGGGCCTTCCGGACCTTCTCGGCCTCCTCGAACTCGATCCCGTCCACATCGGCGTCCAGGTACAGGTCCGCAAAGCGCAGGGGCGGCAGTTCCTTCAGCACGTCCGCCTTGCGCCGGCGGAGCATGAACCCCTCCAGCTTCTTGTGCAGCTTGTCGTCGTTCCTGGTGCCGACGATCTGATTCCCGAAGCCGGTGTTCTTCACCACGCAGTAGGCGGTCTCGAACTGATAGTAGCTCCAGACCTTGCCGGTGCGCGGAGACACGATCGCCTCCGGACGAAGCGCACGCAGGTGCGGGTAGAGTTCCGCCGAATGATTCGGCATCGGTGTGGCCGACAACGCCCACACCTGGAGGCCGCGAGCCGCGATGCAGTCGTCGGGCATGGTGGCGTTCTTGCCGTATATGGCCTGCGTCCGCTTGGCGGTCAGGCTCTTGAGGTAATGGGCCTCGTCAATGATCACGACACACCATTTTCTCTCGACGATCCTCTTGAAGTCCCGCCCGACCGCCCGTTCATAGCTCGTCACGAAAGCGGACCAGTCACCCTGTCGGTACTTGGCGATCTCGCGCTTCCAGGTCTCAACGACCGAGGCGGGGCAGATCACAAGCACGAACAGAGCCATGACCTCATCGCACGCCCGGATGGCCTGGAGAGATTTCCCCAGGCCGGGGTCGTCGGCCAGTAGGGCAGTTTTCCTACTGGCCAGAAACGCGACCCCCTCCCGCTGGTACGGGTACAGTTCGACCATGACTACTCGGCGGCTTCGGCCAGCTCCTCGGGCCGGTAGATGCCGAGCCGCGTCAACCCGAGGTGGAAACCGGCAATGGCGTCTGCCTCGTTGTCGTCGGCCGGGTAGAAGCCGCGCTCCTCGCACTTGGCGATCATATGCACCTTGTTGGCGTTGCCCTTGCCGGTCCAGAACCGCTTGATCTCGCCGACAGGAAGCCCCTCGTACGGGATCCTGTTCTCCTCGCACCAAGCCGTAAGCGTGGCCATAAGCCCGCCGTAGACATGCGCCGCGTCCACACCCTTGTGGCGCCGAACTTCCTCGAAGAAAACGTGGGTGATCGAGTATGCGGAACGGAGCTCCTCCAGCCTCGTCCGGAACTTGACATACCGCATCCCGCCGCCGTCATACCGGCCGTGTTTCAGATCCCATGTGCCCGATATGATGTGCCCCGCGCTGCCGATGGCAAATCCGCACTTCGTCCCCAAATCCAACATCAAAATCTTGGGCTGCATGCCTTGCTCCTCCTCCTTTCACTTGACGGTATTCGCCGCAATGTACCGGGCGGCGAGCGATTCCCGGCGCCGGTCGTCGTTGAGCGTGCCATTCTCCGCGGCGTCGAGAATGATCGCGCAGCAGGCCATGACGTGGCCCAGATGGTGGCATCCGCTGTCCTCGGCCAGGTCTTCCCCATCCCAGAACGCCAGCAGGTGGCGCAGCATCGCGTCGTAATAGACGGACGTTGTTACGGCGTTGTCTCGCCAGTTGAACCGGGCGTACTTGCGCTCCCCGTTGTCCATGGCCTTGCCCAGGTGCAGGATGGCTACCGGGGGGATTGCACGAAGTGGCGGCTTGGCCATTCCGACAGACGTTTTCGGATTTCCGTCAGGGTATGCGGATTCGCGAGAACCGTCGATCATACACCGTATTCCTTCAACACATTTTCGATTCTTTCGATCATGGAAGGCCGAAACCTCCGGCCTTTCCGTGCCTTTGAGAGGAAAGTCGGGTCTCCGAAGTATGTGTACCCGAATTTGGTCTGACTCATCCCCGACACCAGCCACGCTTCGAGAAGGCGCGGAGTAATCGGGTCCAGGCTCTCGGAAAGTTCAGTGTTGCTCATGTGAACTGTTTTTAACCTTGCCAGCGACGTATTGCAAGAGTATTTGTTGGGTCATTAAAAATCAATTGTTCCGACAGAGCAAGGAGGGATCATGCAGCAACACATGACACCGACCAACAAGTATGAAACCCATGCCGTCGGCGACATCGGGCAGGTGCATCCGGAGACGGTCGATAGCGTAGCGCGGGAGATGCTGGCGACGCTAAGGCGCGCCCGTAAGCTTATGCCAAGCTACTCAGGCTACTTCTCATACATCCTGGACGAGATGGACAACCTTATCGTCAAGGCCGAGCACGTGTTGGGGGATGTGAAATGAG